GCCGTGAGGCGCGGGTTCGCCGCCACCTGCAAGGTCATGCCCATCTTCATCAGCGTGTTATCCACCGCTCCAGAGCCGGTATTCAGGAGATTCGCCGTGACCGCCGCTTGCGCACTGCCCCACATATTCACCGGCGTCATAATCAGAAACTGCCGCGCCAACTCATTGATCGGCTCCCCCTGATCGTCTTTGAAAGTGAAGAAATGCTGCAGGACTGACAGAATGGCGTCCGCCATTTCTTTCGGCGTGGGGACCGCGGGGGCCGCAACGTTGAGGACAGCAAAGTCCCCCACGGCAACATCGTTCTTGTGCGTGCCGCTGTCGCCTTCGGCGTGGTCGGTATCGAAGAAGAACTGTCCGTCATAGGCGAGCCCGTTTGTCGCGGCCCCGCCGTTTCTGATCAGCGTGGAAATGAGGCTCATCGGATGCGCCGCCACCCGATCGGCCATTTCACGAATCCGCACCAGGATTTGCCCGGTTTTATCGCGCCGGAGATCGTCCACGGCAATCTTCAACGTCGCTTCGAACGTCTTGTTGAAGATGGTCAGCCCGTTCTCGCGCAGCCCTTTCGCGAGCCGTCCGCCGATCCATTCCCGCACCGCCGGGGTGGCACCCAGCCATTTGTAGGTTTCACTCTCCTGATCGGAGGTAAAGCCCATCGCCAGCTGGCCCATCCAGGTGCCCCCGATCGCCTGCTCCAAGGTCTCGTAGAAGGTGCCGATGATTGCTCGGCTCCCCAGTCCTGATCCACCCATGGTTGCGCCCTCCTTGTCCGTTCAGTGAACTGTTGATTCGTCCTCGTGCGGTCAGGATTAGGGCTCTGCCGTCCAAATCCCTTTGATACTCGCCGAATAGCCGTCGGCGTCACCCAGGAAGATCCTGGCGCGGTCGCCACGGCGTTGCGTGGCCTTCGTGAGTAACAAATCCTTGTTATCCACGGCGGCGAGATCGGCCGCGCGGATATTGTCCGTTGCCGCCGGATCGACCTTGATCTGCGTCGTCCCGAAGGCGTCAATCGCCACGATGAGAATGTCATCGAGTCCGTCTGCGATCGCGGGGAGGGTCAGCGCGTCTCCGTCAGCCGCCGCCGTACAGAAAAACGCCTTGCCGCAATCCTGCGCATCGAAGGTCTTGACCCCGGCCAGCGTTTCCCGAATGGGCCATGCGCCGTAGGGATCGGTGAGGCCGGGCGCGTCGAATCGGACGACGACGACACCGGCGGACACGAACCGATGCGCGAATCCGATGAAAACACCGGCCGTCGGCACGAAGGAGAACGTGTCGTCGTCACTCGCATACACCGGCTGTCCCAGATCGGTGATCACGGCACCGGTCACCGGCAGCTGCACCTTGCCGCTCTGCAACACCTTCACGTTCTTCGCTGCGGCGGCGCCGAGCGAGTTGTCGCACCGAGTCATTGCGAAGCCGGCAAAGCGATCCGCAGCGTTCAACGGGCGGGCATGGCCAGTGGCATCCACCACCCCGACGGCCGCGCCCTCAAAGATGATGTCAGCAGCAATCACGGGAATGTCGTTCTGCATCCCGAGTTCCTGTGCTCGGGGTTTGTCTACGGCCAATGTCGCCATGATGTCGTCCTCCTGTTTCGATTCGAATTAGTGCTCGGGACTCTTCCGCGAACGCCTTACTTCTTGAGAATCTTCACCTGTCCTGCTGCCTCCGCTTTCTTGAAGGACTGATAGGTCGAGAGCTGTCCGAATTCTTCACGGAGTGCCGGCGTGGAGTCCCACTCCACCTTGCAGCGGTCCTCGAGCGGCAGCGTGGAGAGATCGATTGCCTTGGTCGTGATCGTCTCAGCCCCACCACCCGCGGTCTTCGGCGCGGCCTCGGTGATCTGCGTCAACTTGCGCTTTTTGAATTCCGTCGTGGCATCGCCTGCTGCAATACCCAGCACGACCAGGCCGTCACGGATCTTCAACTCCGCCGCGGGTGCCTGCTCGCCCCAGACGGCGGCAAATGATTGATGAATGAGCTCTACGCGCTCGCGCTCGGCCTTGACGCCTTCGGCCCGTGCTGCTGCTAACTGCTCATGACTGGTCACTGGTACCGTTGCGGTTGCTTCTGCCATGTTGTCCTCCTTGTGAAGTGCCATGAAGGCCTGCAGCTGCGGCAGCAGGTCGTGCTGCGCCCAGCGATTGAGAAATGCCGTGATCTTCGAGGCGAGACGGTCGCCCTTGTCGAAGAGTCCCCCGGGATTCGCCGCCGGATCATCGACCACATCGGACGCGAGCAGGGATTCCACCCTCGTCAAACTCGGGAGCGGCTTCCCCTGCGCGTCTTTCTTCTGTGTCCCGTCCTCATTGAGCTGCGATTCGAATTTCCCTTCAAACACGATCGAGGCCCCAAAGGCATTGGGATCGCGCTCCGCCAAGCCGAGCACGTAGGTATACAGATCGCCTTGTGGCGCTTCTTTCGCGGACTCGCTCAAGTGCAGATCCGCAAAGACGTGTCCCCCGAACTGGCGGAAGTTTTTCGAGCGTCCAAGGAATGTCCCCATCGACGTATTGCTCGCGTTCGGATGATCGAACCGAGATTTAATGCCGTGCGTGGCCTTGTTCCCGAGCGCGATGACTTGCTCCATCGTGGTCAGATCAACCACTGAATCGTGTCCCAGCGCCGGACCCTCGCTGATCACGGAATACCCGTAGATAATGCCTTTCGTGCGATCCACTGGTGGCGTGCCATCATTCAGTATCCCGCGTGCCACGCTGCAGCGATGCCAGCGGCCTTCGCCATCGAGACCTAAGCCCAGTTCGTGATCCAGTACGGCTGCCAGATCGGTCATGCGGGCACCTCTTCGGCGACTGGTGGTCGTGCGGCCGGCCTGGCCGGTGCGTCATCAGCGGGCTGCTCGGTCGGTCGTCCTGGTCCGGACGGCGTGGCCATGGGCGCGGCGAGTCCCAACTCCTTGCGCTTCGCCTCTTCGCGTTGTCGCTGCGTCATGACGTCTTCCCAATCCCGACCCTGCGAGGCACATTCATCCGCCAAGGTCGAGAGGCCGGTCTCAATCGCGATCTTCGAGGATTCCACTTCCTTGACGGGATCGACCCAGCCCCAGCCCGGCGCAATCCAGGAGACGCGCATCCAGTCTTCACGCTGTTCGTTGAAGAGATCGACGGCCGGCAAGTCTTCGCGCAGCCACGCCTCCTCCAACACCCATTCCCAGCACGGTTGACAGAGGCGAGCGGCGAGCCAGGTTTGATCGGCGCGGAAATACCGGCGGGCTTCCAAGAGGGCGGCGCGGGCGCTGCTGTAATTCGTTTTGGAAAAGTCTTTGAGAACCAATTCGAGCGGCAGCCCGAGCGAACTGCCAATGCTCCGCAGGACCGCTTCGACGAACGGCGCGAAGGTGCCGCTCGGGCGTTTCGGATCGCCGAAAGTCACGGACTCCCCGGCGTTCAGATACTCGATCATGCCGGGTTCGAGTGAATCGAGCTTGCGGCCTGAGGCGTCGATGTTCGTGTTACTTTGGAGGTTGCCGTAGGGGTCGGTCTTGGTGACGAAGGCAGCGAAGCAGGCGGCCACGCGCGAGGCCACAATCTCCGCTTCGAACATATCGCCCAAATCTTTAAAGGCGGAGAGCACGGGCGCAAAGAACGGTTCGCCGCGCGTCTGCCCGGGCCGTTTCACGGCGTAGAGATGCAACACGTTTTTCCGACCGGCGGCGTTCACAGCGGGATAGCGCACCCACTCCTGCGTCCCAGCCACACCAGCTTGACCGAGGAGGATATCGCCCGGGTGCCGTTTTCGAATGTGGTAGGCGATCGGCTGGCCCCGATCGCCGAGTTCGATTCCGTCGCGCATGTTTCGATTCGTCGTCTGTCCCGGCGGGGTGCTCACACGATCGGCTTCGATCACTTCGAGCGCCAACCGATAGCGCCGGCCTGGTTCGTCCTTAATCATGAGCGGCAACACAAACACTTCGCCGTTCTCGAGGATCTGCCGTTTCACCAGCGCCTGGATTTCGTAAAAATCCATGCGGTTCTGACTGTCGGCGGTGGGACACCACTTGCGCCAGGCGCGTTCGGCCTGCCGAGCAAACGTAGTCGCGTCCTTCGGAGTGATGGCCAGCGCCTCCGCATCGGGACGGCTTTGCGGCTTGAGCCCAGTGCCCACGACATTGGCCACGACGGTGCCGGTGATCGCGCTCGCATGGGCGTCGTTGCGGTTGAGATCGCGCGAGCGTTGACGGAGGGTGGGCAAATCCCCGAGCAGATCGGCGTCGGCGGATCCGTTCAAGGCCTTCCAGTCGCCGCGCAGACGAGACTTTTCGGCCCCGCGGTAGGTACTCAACATTTTCGTATGGGCGCGGGCCTGGAGGCGTGCGAGACCCCAGCGCGGTGCCACCACACTGATGGCCGCATCGACAACGGCGCCGAAACGTTCCAGGGTCGTGAGCGTGATGCGGGGGACTTCGCGCAACATCATGTGGGCCGACTTTCGAAGGCGGCCAGGGTGCCGAGCCTTCCGTTTGAGGCGCTCGTGGACTGGCGCAGCATGAGGGCTTTTTCGATGGCGAGCAGTTGATTGTAGTCGTGGCGGACGCGCCGCCCGTTGTACTCCCATTCGATCGCGGCGCCAGCGACGAGCGCGGTGTTCATCGCCGTCCGCACGTTCGTGAGCATCTCGTCGATCGTGGGTTCTGCCATGCGCGCTCCAGACAAAAAGAAAGGCCTGGCTTCAAGCGGACTACTCCGCTCAAGACAGGCCTTGCGGGTTACGCAACGAGCCCAGACTACTTATGTACGCACTCAGCACATGCCGCGCGGATTCGACTTTCTCGGGCGCGATGCGTCGATCGGGCGGTGCAATAAAATCCCGGCGCGTGACGCCGCCGCACCAACATTCAACGATGATCGTGCCCGTGAAATCCATCGGCAACTGCTCAAGATCCTTCTCGACCCAGTGGGGAAGTTTCATACGGTTTCAGGAAGTAACAGAAAACAGAACGGTTGGCAAGGGGGTACAGTAAACTGTAGTTTAGTCGGACGCAGCGCCTTCCTCCTGAACCCTTCTATCAAATTCTTCTTTGGTCACCCTAACACCATCGATGAGATATTCAGTTAGACCAGGAATAAACTGTCGATACGTGTCCGAGCAGTATTCAGGAACAACCGCAGCACCGCATTGCAGGCATTTATGGTGCCCAGTTTCAGGATAGTCATCGGTCGCCTCGCGTTCGACGATGAATCGCAGTGTCGGAACATGATAGCGTTTCATAACGTCGTATCGTCCACCAGCTGGCCCCCCGTCCACTTCGTACCAACAGTGCTCGTGGCCAGATGAATCGATGAAGATCCAGTCAGTATCTGGTCGATGCATCGAGGTCACGTCGATGGGTTCCATCATGGTTTCAAATCTACTCATCGACCACCCTCCTCAAATACTCCCTAACAAACTTCACCAGCACCTCACGCAACACGTACCGCTCGCCGATGTTGTCTTTGAACGCGACCAACTTGCCGTGCTCCAGCCAATAATGCACCGTGCAGCGATTGATATTCAACAGCTCGGCGATCGCCGCGGGACTGAACGTGGGAAACGCGGGCACGATGAGGACGGTCTCCTCAGCGACTGATGGCATGGGGTCCGCCTTCTGCGTCGGCGGGACGGGCGGCTGAGGGTCGCGTTCTCTGCCTACCCAGCCCTTGCGCCGTGGGTTCCATGTCACCACTCATCCCCTGTCCTGCAATTCATTGTACGGATTCACGTCTGGTTCAGTTACCGCGCTGTTGTTCTGAATTACGGCCCATGACAGTGGCCCGTCACCAGCCACTTGCAAGATAAAGGATATTTCTCCTGGTGGGAGTTCAGGATGATTGGTCTCGCGCAGAATTTTCTGGACCGCCTCGGCAATCTCACGTTTCTGTCTCACGGAAAACATGGGCTACCTCCTCCTCATCCATCCGCCCCGTCTGGGCGTGTGCGCGGGGTCGGTGCGCCGCATCCAATTGGGCTTGGTCTCCTCGCGCGGAGGCGCAGGAGGTTCCTTCACCTGCGTAGCGAGCGCGTCGAGATTCGGGTTCAGGAGTGCGAGGGATGCCATGTTGTATACCGCGAGGTCCAGGCTCTCGTTCCTCGCCCGAATCTTCTGGTAGTAGTGCCCTTCGAGAATGCCGCGTTTATACTTCAGGCGTTTTTCTTCGCTGGCCAGCTGATAAAAAAACTCGTCATCGAATTCCGGCAGGTCAGGAAAATGAATATAGCCCGGTCCGAAGGTGTCGATCTTGAATCGTTCAAAGAGGGTATCTTTCGCCGCGACGGTCCCGACCGAATACACGAACCCTCGGCCCACTTTGCTCATGCCAGGCCGTGGCGGGACCAGCGGCGCGCCCAGACTCGTGCTGCCTTGAATCGCGTAGATCCGGCCCCCGCGATAGCGTTTCACAAAATCATGGGCTTCTTTCGTGAAGTGCCCGCGCGTGTCGACTGTGACGGCTTCGACCCTGAGCGCGAGGCCGGACTGATGCGTGCGCCGCTCCTGCAGCCAAGCGGACAGGTCCTCCCACGGCTGGAGCTCGGTCGGTACGCCGTCGAACCGTCGATGGGCGATGCACCAGGACTCCTCCCCCACCCCCCAGCCTTGCACGAGGGCTTCGAGCCAGTGGTCCTGGACGTCGATCGCCGCCGTCAGAACCAAGCATCCGGTCGGACAGGTCGCCGGATAGGCCTCACGGCGCGCGGATAGGCCCTTCTGTTCGACGGTTTCCCCCTGATCCTGCCAGGTCTCCGCCAGTTTGGTGTTGTTGAACTTCTTCAGGTAGCGTTTATCGCCGCTTTTGGCCTTGTGGGCGGCGAACACGAACTCCTTGGCCAGGGCCTCCCAACTGACCTTGATCCAGCCATAGGGGGCATACAGGCTCGAAATATGGTAGCTTTTGGTCGGGTTGGTCGGATCCTCGTGCACCCACCGCCCCATGTCGAGCATGAACGTCTTGTGATGCTCGGCAATCAACTCCTGGCAGTGCTCACACCGATAGGCCGCGCGGTGCGTGTCCTTCACGCCGTCGAAGGTAAACACGATCTGCCCCCAGCTGAGCGGTTGCATGATCAAACACAACGGGCACGGCACATGATAGCGGGCGCGACTGCCGGCTTGATACGCGGGTTCGATCACGCTGGTCGTCGCATCGAGCGGGGTGGACATACGCAGCGTTTTCGATCGCGCAAAGGTGGCGAGCCGATTCTTCGCCAGTTCGGACGGCGGCCCTTCGCCGTCGACATCGGCGGGATAGCCGTCCTCTTCATCGAGCACGAGATAGCGGGCCGACATGAAGCGCAGCCCCACCCCGCTGTTGGCGCCGGTGATGACGAGATCCCCACCAGTAAACTCTTTGACCAACATCGTGTTGCCGGAATCCCGTGACCGGGCTTCCTTCACCAGGCCCTGTAAGGCGGGCGTGATATTCAGCATCGGCTGGACGCGCTGCCTGGACACTTTCTTCGCCACGTCGACGGTCGGCTCCACAAACAAGATTGAGGCGGGCGCCCGTTTCATGATGAAGCCACACCAATGCACGGCGGTCTGCGTGAGTCCGAGCTGCGACCCCTTCATGACGACCACTTCATCGGTCGGATCGCCCGGACTCAACTTCTCCATGATCTCTCGGAGGAACGGCGTGCGCGCGGTCCGCCAGCGCCCGGCTTCCGCATGCCGGCCCTGTGGCAGCTCGATGTTCTCGTCGCACCAGTCAGCGAAGGACTCGTCCGGGTCGAGACGGAGGCCGTGAAGAAAGGCGCATGAATAACACTGGTCACGCTCTTGGACGGTCATGAGTCTACCCTCGCAGAATCCTCCGCGGTCAGAGTTTCCAGGGCTTGACGGAGTTCGGTTGTGAGCATTGCATGAATTTTGTTTTGGTCGGTCTCGGAAGCCAGCACGCCGGCCAACCGATCCGGCAAGCGCATCAATGTGTCGCGCACGATGCGAGCGATCCGAAAGGCGTCCTTTTCTACTTGTGCTTTATCGAGCACCGAGTTGATCGCTTTGTCGTACTCCAGCTTCGCCGTTTTGGCCGCGTAGAGATCCTTGAGCTGTCGTGACGGACTGGTCTGCTGCGCGGCGAGCCGTTCGCGGTGCATGCGCTCTGAAGCGTTCTCGTCAACTTTGGCCCCGACCATCTTCACGCGGCCCTTCTGTTTGAGGGCGCTCACGCGCTGGCGGGAGACACCAAGCCGCTTCGCGAGAGCATTGCCAGTGCCTGATCGTGCCGTTCTGCCCATCGTTAGGGTATCAAACGTTTCGCTTTCCCACCGAACACAGACTCCCATCGTTCGATAATCACATCGCAATAGCGCGGGTCACTCTCAAGCAACACCGCCGTCCGTCCGATCGACTGCGCGGCCATCAGCGTCGACCCGGAGCCGCCGAACCCATCGAACACACATGCGCCCAGCAGTGAAGAATTACGAATCGCTTTCGTGATGAGCGCGACGGGTTTCATCGTCGGATGCAGCAGGCTCGCGGTCGGGCGGTCTTCGCGCCACACCGTCGTGTGCTCATGGCGGCGATAGGCTTTGATCAGTTCGATGAGGTCTGATTTTCCGAGCTGCAGGAGGTTGGGTTCCTCATCGAGCACCGTGTCTTGCGCGCGGTCCTCCAGGAAATAATGCGCGGCGCCCTCGGCCCAGCCGTAAAGGATCGTCTCGTGCCGCCAGTGGTAATCCTGCCGGCCCATGACGAAGTGCTGCTTGACCCAGACGAGGCATTGTCGGAGCGTGAAGCCCGCAGCCCGTAGGGCTAACCGAAACGTCGTCTCGGTATCACCGGCCGGTCCGCACATGTAGTACCCCCCCCCTGGCTTCAGCGGCCAGAGGCGCGCCGCGTCCGTGACGAGGGCCAGCGTACCAGCCTCCCCGAGTGCGTCGTTGCGCATCGTGAGCGCCTCCGGCGTCTTCCCGACATAGTCGACACCGTAAGGCGGATCGGTGAACACCAGATCGGCGACTTGGCCAGCCATGGCTCGTTCCACCTGCGCTTGATCGGTGCTGTCGCCGCAGAGTAGACGCGAGTCACCGAGCCGGTAGAGCCAATCTGGTTTCGTCATGGCCTTCTTCGGAACATCCGGCACATCGTCCAGCGTGGTGCGCTCGAGTGATTCGGTTTCGCGTGTGAGGAGTTGATTAATATCGTCGTCGCTGAACCCGAGCAGCGAGAGATCAAAATTCTTGTGTTGCATCTCCTCGAGCACGTTCGCAAGCGCCACGTCGTCCCAGGATGAGAGTTCCGCCAGTTTGTTATCGGCGATCGTGTAGGCCGTCGCATCGTCGGTACTCATCTTCAGAAAAATCACCGGCACAGATTTTAAGCCGGCTTGCTTCGCGGCCTCGAGTCGACCGTGCCCTGCAATCACGCGACGGCTCCCTTCTTGCGCGAGGATGGGATTCGTCCAGCCGAAATGCTCAACAGAGCGCACGAGCGCGGCGATCTCCGTGTCGTGCTTCCGTGGATTATTATTCCACGGTTTCAGATCGGAGATTCTCACGGCCTGCACAAACCGCATAATAGTCAACCCCCCAATTC